GTTTTTGTCTTTTACAAGACGGTACCTAACTTGGAACTCCCTGTCCTCTTCGGTGTTTATTAACACAAGAGGCCCACCCTAACTAATTACAATAGGGTTGGGATAATTCCCTTCACTCTGGCCACATGGCGAGAGATTTCTCTCTCAGCTGCAAGTCCCTGAAAAGGGGGCAAACGGCTGCCAAAACCCAGAGTGTCCATTCCTTTTTAAGGTTTAGGCACGATGGTCTAAAAGGCTTAGAAATATGTGTTTTTCGTCCAATCCGGTCTCTTTCAATTTACCTTACGTAAAAATTGAAGAGCCTTCAAAGGCGAATCCACAACATTCCTATTCTTAGCTTTTCCGTTTATCTTCTCTTGGGCCCGAAGGCTCAATTCGAAGAGTTCGCGTACTCGGTTTAGACGATCTAATAAAGATATTAGTTCGTCAAGACTAAGATTTAGCGCAAACTTATCAATCCTATCTATGAATGAAATATCTTTATAGATTAGTTCCACTCACTTCTTGACCATCTCATATATCATAAAGAACCCCCAATCGGTCTCCGTTCAGGATTCCTGTTGGTAAAGGTCCATATTTTTATATTTTGATGGGAAGGTAGGATAAAGATCTGAAAGGATCTTTTCTGTCGACACTTTGATTACCTCATCAGAAGATTTTAAAAGCGTTTTCACTTTTGTTATCTCTCTGAATAAAGCAATCTTATGTCATGGAGTATCTACCTTAAAGATCTCTAATCTCTTAGAGTCTTTTAAAGTAGGGATCTCCTCGCCACGAGCCAGAGAAGTTAAAAGTTTTTCTAAATAAGGGATGTTTAAATCCTTTAATGAAGAAGACAATTTACGACTCCAGTTCGGGACTGGCAGAATCAATACCTTAAGAAGCACATCATAAGTGCACCGTCTCTCCTTTAATAACATAGTAATTAAAGCTAAAAGAGAAAGACCGTAATTTCCTAGGTCTCCCAATCTTCGCCAAACCACATTCTTTACGAAAGGAATTGGATGGTGAGCATTTCTCTTATACAACAGTTGGAAGAGTATATTTACTCTACCCATCAGTGTATTTTGAGAGATGAACATTTTCCATGAGACGGGGCTTAAATGCTTGCCGTTTGAGGAGAAGACCTTAGCAAATTCGAAAGAGTTGTTATTACTAACTACACTCTTAGATTTGTTAATGGCAACTCCGAAGCTTGTCATAAGACTAAGATAAACTTCGGAGACATCTCGATCAAACAGCACTATATCATCACCTAAAAGCTCATAATTACTATATCAATATTTTGGTCCCTTTAGATTTCATTCTAAAGGTCTCGCCATCTGATAAGCAATTTGAACAATAAAGTGATGAGTGACAGCTAGCATAGCCCAACTCGATAGTGCTCCCATTGGTTGTCCAACTTTATAAGTTAATAATTCATCGACTTGATTTCCATCAAGCTTTGAATATAACCTATATTGTCTTCCAACCAACAGTTCCGCTCAAGCAACAGAAGCTTCTTCACCTATCAGAGATGAGAGGAGAGAAGTCTGAAGCTTAATCGGCAATCTATCGGTTGCCGCAGAGAGATCATAACCAAATGACTTTCCAGACACCTTAGCTTTCTCCATACAACGTTGTACGGATAATCCTTGGTTGAATGTACCATCATTCGGCAATGATTTCAGGAATTTAAAGAGCATTTCATGGAGAGGTTTAAGCGCAGATTGCGTTCAAACATCGACCATTGCAAACACTCGGATCTTTCCTGCAGCTTCTTCCTTAGTAGAAAGCTGACCTAAGGTAGGATAGTTATCGATTTTTGTATCGACACTAGCCACCCGGCCAGCCCACTTCGGTAAGTCAGAGATAAACATAAAATTTAGTTTAAGTCTATCCTGACCTATTGCCCCAAGCAGGGTTAACAAGGGTTTATCAAGTTTGTTTCGCACAATGTGCTCTACATCCGAGAATCACCCACGTCAACTAACCTTATTGGAAGGCGAAGCTGTCTCCAACGGCAGTAAGCCAAACTCTTTTGACAACAATGTTTTATCAAAACGGAAAGATTGGATCATTGCGTAAGCTTTAATCTTCTCAATCCCTCATGATAGCATATGTTCGTCTCCTGAGTAAGGTTCCCCTATAGTACCTAGTTTTAATTTACCAGGAACTCTAATCACTCTATAGAGCGAGAAAAGAGTAGACCAGTATCTTATTACAAAGGTATTACCAGACATAATAGACCGCCTATCTGCTAATGGAATAATCCTAGGCAGACGGGAAGTCGTTAATCTGGGTAAGGGAAGATCGGGTTCAATATCTCTTAAACTTTGAATCCGATCCTTACTAATTGCTTTTTGAAGCGCTAATAAGGATGCCTTTAGATACTTCACCGTCGTCCCTGCTCCATGATGTTTTGACATCTTGAAGAGGAACTTCGAAAAAGTAATAAGAAGCGTAAGCCTTTTAGTGATCTTCACCGGTCCATCAGAGCAGGCAAGAATTACTCTTGCTCCAATCTGACGGATCAGCGCTGGTAATTCTACTGAATTACCCAGCGAGACCATCGGTTCGTTTTTGATACCGTCCTTGAAAGACTTAATAAGTGAGAAATAGTAATTATTTTTCATTTTTTTCTGTCAATCTTGTACGGCTGGTTATTTCACCGGCCTGGGCCTAGTCTCTTAAAAGAGACGAACGGTCCCGGAATCCTAAGAAAATACCAACAAAGTATCAGAAACTACCCGACTCCGCTGTTCCCTTTCGGGGACGGCAGGTCAAGAAGTCGCTGAAAGCTCTCTAGGAGAAGGGAGTATATTAATAGTATAAACCCAATTCCTAGATAGACTACAGTCCTTCTTGGGCCACCAGTCACGTTGATCGGTAACCCCTTTTTACAAAGGGACCCAATCGCTATGGTGGTGACCTTCGATCTGACAAGATCCAAGGTCCCGGAGGGGATCCATGGTTCATCATTTGAACTGTGGGAAACCTCCACAAAGTAAAGGTTTTCTGATCGTGTCTTACGCGACCAGAGTTTCCTCGAGAATGTGA